TCAATCATAGTGTCCTCCGGAGGGTCCAAGTCCAACTCGTGAATTTCTTCGATCATGTCATGTTCATCTTCCGGATCGTGTGATATTACCGATAAGTCAAGCGAATCCTCTTCATCTCCTTGCTTCGGATTTTCCATATAATATATTATATCGAAATATTTAATATATTATGCTACGGGATTGTGTTAAAAACCTCCAGGGAATTTCACCAAGTTGGCGCCAATACCGAAGCCGGCACCAGAACGAGCAGTTACGCCCATAGAAGGAACGTAAGTGTCAAGAATGCTAAAGGTGGCAGCCGCAGTTAACGCAATAAGTGCGATCTCTTCAAGGTTCAATGAACGTTTAGGAATGGCATACGCTGCAATCGCGACCATTAAACCTTCTACAAGGTACTTAATGATTCTCTTCACGAGTTCTCCAATGTCGAACATATTTTGCATTATAAATATTATAAAGAAAAAAAATATATATTGCGGATAAAAAACTTAAAATTAAATAAACAAATACAATAAAATGAGTGCCTCTAAAGATTTCGGGTTTGAGAGAAAATTGGATTCTAAAGGAAATCCAAATTCTAAATATGTTGACTTGTTGGAGGAAGACAAACCTATTTCCGGACAAAAATTTGTTTGTGTCAGCTTTGTTTCTCCTGAAAAGTTGTTGAAACAAAAAGCGATGTTTTTTTTGAGGAATTCCTAAAGAAATGGGACTTCAATAAATCTATGGAAAAATTTGTTCAGTTCCTAAATTTTATGTCATATAAATACAAGTTAACTTTTGATGACGTTACTAAAGATTTTCAAGAGTTTGTAAAGGAGGAACGCGAAAATATTGCAAATTCTAGTTTTGAAGATGACTTCAAGACTTTCTTGGACAACAATGAGGAAGAATTGGAGAAAAAATTTGGAATCCAATGTAGCTTCCAGACATGCACAAGAGGATTAAAGGTTCGCGGCGCATACTCTTCTTTGGAAGAAGCCGAGTTGCGATGCAAAATGTTGCGCGAGATTGATCCAAGTCACGACGTTTATGTTGGCCCAGTTGGTATGTGGATGCCCTGGGATCCAGAAGCATATAAAACTGGTCGCGTGGAATATATGGAGGAGGAGTTGAACCAACTCATGAGCGAAAAAAATAAGAATGAGGCAAATGCAAAGAATTCTTTCGATCAACGCCTTAAAGACGCTAAGAAAAAGGCTATTGAAGAAAATATTAAACACGCTGAAAAAACAGGCAGCAGTTTGACGCAAACAATTGATGATAATGGAAACTTGATTAGCGTTACAAACATGAATACAACTGAAAAAGTTTTTGGAGAAAATGATGTAATTTCTGCAGCAGATGTTCGAAGTGAATTGTTTGAAGGGGGAAACATTGTAATTGGAAAAACGGATAATGGTCAAAGCCAGCTGGTGAGCGGACCATTTGCGACAAAAAAGAAAGACTAAATTGCTATAACTTGACGCTTTCAATATTTTGTAGATAATAAAATATATAGTTTAATATAAATGACAAGCAACGCCATTTCTATTAAAATTAATAGGGTTTTTAAAACACCTCGTGACATCGAGCAAGGTTTGATGTTCTTAAAAAATATTCCAAGAAAGTCAGGAGCTCTATTTTGTATGCCACAAAAAAAAATTCACAAATTTTGGATGAAAAACACGTACGTTAGTTTAGATCTTATTTTTCTAGATGAAAACTATAAAGTTGTTGGTTTTGTCGAAAATGCAAAACCGCTAGATTTATCTTTGTTGCATGTAAATTATCCATCCAAGTACGTGATAGAAATTAGCGCTGGGTTTGTAAATGAAATAAATTTGCGCATTGGAGATATTGTTATTGTAAAACCTGCGCATAGAAAAACTCCTTCAAGAAAGAAAAGTGTTGCAACTCGCAATAAAACGCAAACCGCGAAAAAAAGAAACATTTTTTGAGTTTGCTCGTTACAATAGAATTTCTTTACCTTTTAAATTGTGCAAATCAATCAACACTTTTGTCATATTTTCTGGAATGATGTGGGAAACCAATGTAGTGGAAATAGAATTTTTCAACTCGTTGCAGTCATAATTTCCTATAAAAATATTATTGCAACTTTTGCCGACTAATAACGCAAGAATCTGAACATTTTCAGGGTCGGCGCAGTTTTTATCGATAAACACATTGTTGAATAAGCGAAAATCCATGTATTCCTTAAGATCTAGATTATCTATTTCTGAAGACAAAATAATATTTATTTCATGAGGAGAAGGTTCCAAATATTTGTCAATCATCGAATAGTATTTATTATCCAATTCTTTTTTGTAAGTTTCTGGATTCATTTTATTAGATTTATAAAAGGGTGCAAGTTCACCTTCAACCATCAAATGAACAATATTAATTTTACTATATGATGACGAGTTAGCATACATTTTCAGATAATTCATCGCGTTTATAGTGTGAAAGTTAACAAATCGCATTTCTTTTAATATTTTTCCAAACAAATAAGCGTCATGCATTTGTTCTATTTCATTTTCTTCTTCATTTATTAATTTTACATCCAAATTTTTATTAAGTTTTAAACCGCAATTGTTAGATAAAATAGAAAAATTATTAGAGTTTATTTGGTATCTTATTGCAACCCTTTTATTAACATTAACATCCATTGTTGGAATATCAATAATATCGTGATCTTTTGCTATGTTGAATGAAATCTTGGACAGCTTGCAACATTTTTCTTCCATTTCTGTAATATTAACAAAGCATTTGCTATTTTCCTCATACTCAAGTATAATATTTTCTATTTTTGCACTCGTTACTTCAATTTTAGGAGTTGAATATATTTTACGATTATTAACGATTTTTGAGGAATGCTCGTCCATTTCAAGAAACAAAACATTGTTGTTTAATTTATAGTGAATGTATACTTTTTTTGGCTCTCCAAAAAGAGGATCGTTGCACAATGTATTTAAATTAACATCGTTTGATATAGAAAATTCATCATCGTTAAAGATAAAATAATTTTTGATTTGATTTGTAATATCTATTACATTTTTTCCCAAAACTCCATATTCTATCTTTAATATTTCTATATTTTGCTTTACCAACTGGATATTTTTTGTCAGATCTAATTCTACTTTACTTGTAATTTTTGAATGAAGCTCGTCTTCTGCTGCTAAAAAATAATTATCATTTATTTTATAATGTAAATATAGTTTTTTTGGATAACCTAGCGCGGGATCTTCGCCGCACAAGTCATTTATATTTATGTCCTCTGAAATGCTAAAATAATCGCTTGATATACTGCTGCATGCTTTTAATTTATCTGTAATATCTATTATATTGCCTCCTTTTAAACCATACTCAATTTTTAAAATATCTAATTGAACTTTTGGAATTATCATAAAACTAATGTTATATTTTTTAAAATACGCATTAATATTGTCAATGTTAAATATATTTTCTGGACAAATAGAAGGAGCACACCATGTTGGATTATATTTAATAAAGTTGTCAAAAATTATAATTGTTTTCGTTGTTTTGTGATTAACATTTTGTATTACATTATATACGCATTTTGCAAGATCAAAAAAAAGACGATGTGGTCTATTATTCCTTCCGCTCGTTTGCAAATGTATTACATTATAATTTGTTGCATCATCAATATTGTCTGAAATATGAATGTCCATTATACTAATAATCAATATTTTTATTTTTTGTTTTTTATTTTTAATGCTCTAAATAGAAGAACTATTTTTTTGTGTAAAAACACGCACCTACGTATTTATAGTTTGACAAAAGAATTTAAACCCTTGAAGATTTGAAACGGGACAAAGTCCCGTTATTCAAATCTGTAAATGGGTCGTGACCATGAAGAAATTAAACGGACGTTGTCCCGTTTTATTTCTTCATTGGTTTAAAGGTAACTTAATTTAATCTTCTATAAATGAATTTTTTGGTAAATGCATTTCTATTCGCTATGTTTTCCTTTGTTCTCTCGAAAAATGAAACATGTTTCAGCAGCCCAAACAATAATTGCGTTACATTTTATTTAGGTCAGGGAACTGGGTGCACTTGGATGTGCAACTATTGTGCAAATCAACTAGGTACAAATAATTATTACTTTACGGACAATGTTTGCACTTATGAATCGGGAACCGGATGCGTTGGATCTCCGGTAGCCGGTACTTCATACACGTGCTGTTCAAACTAATTTTTAATTTGTAATTTTAAATGTTCATGACTACATTTGAAATTACCATTTTGTTTTTTTAACGCTTATTTTTGGTCCTTGGCCGCGCTTTTTCACATTTCCCGGATCATACTTTTCATCTTCATCGTCAGACTGCATATCCTTGGACAATTCCCAAAATTCTTTCGATCCTAGTTTAAAGTCATTGTGGGCGTCGGCTTTATACCAAAACACTTGATCCTGGAGTTTGTTCGATTTTGCGTTATTATTAATAACTAAACACTCGTAATTTTCCGTGCATTGATCCATAACTTGGCAAAACGATTCAAATGTGGGAAACATTCCGGCATAATTATCAAATATGCGTTTTCTGTTTGCAATGTATGGTTCTCTCAAAATAAAAACATAATCAACGTTGGTTCTCAGAGTAGGTGGAATTCCTAGTGGGTACTGCATGGTAATAATAAGCATTACCTTCCAATGTCTTCCGTTCATAAAAAGAAGCCGCATCATTTTGTCTCTAGCCCACGTGTTATCATATAAACAATCATCTAAAATAACAAATGTTCTTGGATCAATCGTGCTTCGTTTAAATGATTCCATTTCTTTCTTTATTTGTTTTAATACTTGTTTTTGACGTTTTAATATATTTTCAATAATTGCCGTATTATATTCATTATGTATAAAAAGTTTAGGAACTAATTTTCCATAAAATCCATTTCCTTCTTCTGTCCCAGATATAAC